CTCCAAACTTGCTTCTAATTCGTACCTTGTCATATCCGACTTCATTATAAGAAGCACGGACATTAGGAGTAAGGAGCTGTTCGTACAATGAGAAGATCGCTTTACTAAAGATACCAACATTTGGTGTTTCATGTTCCATTCCTGAAGCAATGGCACTATCATATTGAACTGCCATCTGAGCAAGGTTGATTTTGTTACTCGTATACGCAGTCAACGTAGAGTTAAGTGCAGAATACGTACTCTTGGAAAGTCCACCAATTGTAGACACATTTGTGGTGTCGTCCACTATTGCTGTTAAACCAAGTGGTTGATTGGCAGATCCAACACCAAAGGCCGAAGCACCAAGTGACTGTAAAGCTTGTGCTCCTGCTTTCTCATACTTGAATGTATCAAGATTGATTATTCCGAGTGATCCGACATTAGCGAATGATTCCAACATGATAGAAACAACAGGTTGTGTGAATGCAGTGTGTGCAAAGCTTCCTGTTGCTGTCGTGTTGACCGCTGAACTATTTAACGTTTCAAGAGAAGTGAAATATTGTCCCTGAGTGTCTGCTAACACGTCATAGGTAATATCTTCCGTTTTTCCCTCAAAGGGCTCACCTTGTGAGACAAAACGAGAGTAAGTCGTAGGAGAATTTAATACTTGATCCACAACCTTTGTGTAAAGTTGTCTCTGTGTAGAACCTTCTACACGGTTTGTGTTTTGAATACCGTCATAAAAACGTGCATTCAAAACCTTTAGGGTTATTCCTGAAAGTTTCATAGTTTTCATAATTAATAATTTAGGACATAAAAAAACCGCCCTCTGTAGGCGGTAAGTCCGTTAATATAAGAGAATTATAACATAATACAAATAATCAATACAATAGGCAAATTATATCTTTTTTGATCTTTGTTGTTTTTCTATGAGAAGTTGACGGTAGCTTTTGCCATGATCTCTAGCATAAACATATCCGTCACTGGTGCTTTTAGAAGCTACTGTACGTGCTCCTGAAATTGGAGCATCTGCCCCGGCAGGTTGTTCGCTCTTCTTGCCCTTCGCCTCTAAATAAGGTTTGTAGTGTAGGAAGTAGAGCTTAGTTATAGAGTCGATAGGAGGTTTGCCGTCTTTAGTCCGTTTAGTGTTTAACTCAATACCAAACTTCAACATCTCGTCTCGTTCATCGTCCTTTTCAAGTATTTTTGCAGTTTTGAGTTCTTCCAACTCATCCTTGACACGTTTATTGATAGCATCCACTCTAGTCTGATAATCACGTTGCGCTGCAGTCTTTTTGTCATCTTCGGCCTTTTTAGTTGCTTCTATGTCAGCCTTAGCCTTTTCATCGCGCTCACGTAAGACTTGTTTCATCTTAACCTCAGCAAGTCGGTGAGTTTCTGTTACTATTTCTTTGTAGTCTTTAGGGAGGCGTTTTTCCTTGTCCCATACCGAGATAAGCTCATCGGCTTCTTTTTGCTTCTCAAGGTCGCTTGCTTCCTTGTCCATTATCGCTTTAGCCTTTGCCTCAAATTCAGCACGTGTTGCAGCTACTGCTGCTTCTGCTGTCTCTTTTTTAATTTTCTCTATGTCAATAGGCTCTTCTTTCTTTTCCTCTTTCTTAAGCTTTGGAGCCTTCTCTTCTGATGGCGCTTTTTCTTCCTTTACAATAGGCTCTTCTTTAGGTTCTAGTTTAACTATCTCTTCTTTGGCCTTATTGGCACGTGTCCTGCCTTCAAATGCTATTTGACGAAGGGTCTTCTTAGCATCACGCTTGTAGACTGGCTTGCTCTCGGTCTCAACCTTTTTAACTATCTCTTCTATTTTTTCTTCAGGTTTTAAGTCTGTCATATACGATATTGTACCAAATCGAATACTTTTACATCACAGGCTGTGGTGGGTTTATCGGTGGAGCAGCTGCAACATTACCCGTATTCAATGGTGACGGTTGTTGTGGTGCTGCTGGTCCTGCCTGTCCTCCTGCCATTGGAGGTTGAGCCCCTGGCATAGTTGGCGGTACTCCTGGTTGTTGTGGTGCTCTTGGAGGCGGTACTTGCTCAACATTGGCTAGAGCCTTGGCTAGTGCTTGTGCGGTGTTTAATCCCTTTACTACCTTAGAGAGATATGCTTGTGGGTCCATCTTTGCTAGTATTAACTTCTCGGTTCTTCCCTCTGGGTCTGAGAGTCCCATATCAACAAAGAACGTGTAAGGATCAGTCATCTGCATCTTAGCCATTTCCATTGCGTTATTCTGCGCTCTAATCTTGTCGGTTCCACTAGCTTTAATCTTCACAATCATCCCATCATCAATCATGTTTCTATTCAATTTAATCCATACTTCCTCACCAGCCACACCCATAATGTCTCTGAAGTGATCCTTTGTGTAGCGAAGCTTGATAAACTGCATGGCCCAGTCTGCCATCCATTGTGCTGCATCATTAATAGTGTCCTCTGCCATGTCGTCAGCACTAGTAAAATCACCCTCTCTTGCGATCTGATTGGTAGTAGCTACTGAAGACTGTATCTGTCCCCGTATAGCATTGGAGTGGCTGATAGCATACATTCTATTGCGAAGGTTCGTCATCTCATCAAACTCTTGTTTACTTGGTCTGTCTGGTGGAATAAACTTGTGAGTATTATTTACGTTCCCATCCACTACCATATCTTCATCTGGGTCATTCCAGTCTATTTCCTCAACATCAGCTGGAGTTAAGCCGGACTCCTTTGAAATAACATTGTGTCCTCTGCGGTCCAGCTCTTCTTCTAACTGCTTACCTCGTTTATCAATAGCTTTCTGATTACCTAAGTTTTGCTCAATCCAAGACGTCTCATCATACGGTTGCTTGCCCCATTGGTCATAGCCCATGAAGTAGTAAGGCTTTCGTGGAAAGCGGAAGTAGTTGTGATAGACCTGTTCCTGTTGAACATGTGGAGGTACTTCTCCCATCATTAACGTATAGTTTAGTTCTTGTTCATTAAGCCCTCGCTTTGCTCCCTTCTCATCCATTGTGAAGTATCGCTGTTCGCCTTCATAGTCAAAGTTGGGGTTCTTCATTTTGCCTAAGATACAGTCCTTATACTTCCACAGTAATCCATGTATCTTTTCAACCTCATCCTCTGCATGTTTCTTGTAGAAGTCAAACCATACCTCTCGGATGTTAATAGTTGTTGCAAGGAGGGAGTTAGGTAAGTCTCCTGGATCAATAGCAAGTCCATCTTTCTTCAACTCTTCCAAGAACTCTTCTTTCTTTTTAGGAAACTTCAACATAATTTGCTCAACAGTCCAAGGGCATATCTGAGACGTATATTTCATGTTGTCAGCGTCCTTTGTAGTTGAGGTGTAGTCACACTCCATCAAGTCAGGATGTATGTTCTCAAATATATAGTCGTCAATCTCAGGGTCCCAGCGGACTTTGATGATAGCGGTGAAGTAGACGGGAAGATGTTTAACCGCAAGCCCTAATATTCTTCTGTTGATTCTATCCTTAATTTGAGTGTCAACTGCCTTGCCTACCTCTTGTGCTGTCAACTCACTCTCCTCATTATCGTTACCAGGTAGCACCATCAAGTCAGGTAGTCGTGTCATAAGGAGAGGTTTTATTGAGCCACCTATCTCATAGAGTACGTTATCCATGTATTTAGACTCGTAGTCTTTAAGTAAGCGTTCTTTCTCTTTTTGCATTATCTGACGGCCAAAGTAGTACACTTCGTTCTTCTCACGTCTTGTGAATAGGTCATACTTCTGCTCGTAGAAGAGCTGATAGTCGTCCGACCATTGGTCAACTATCCGACATAGCTCATCATCTTCAATGTTAAGTGCGAGTGGGTCTTGTGGGAATGTAGCTATCCCTTCTTTATTTTCAACTCGTTCTGGGTTACGTTCTGTGAAGCTTCCTTGCATTTTTAAGAGTTCAGCCATTATTGGTTAAAAAAATAGCGCCAGCTGTTAATGCTATGCGCTTTAATACTCATAATTATACCACTTATATAATATCTTTAAGAATGTACTTTTGTACACAGTCATGTCCGAAGCAATTAAACTTGTATGGCAAGTCTACTCTTTTATATTCTGGAAGAACCTTTGTAAACAATTCATCGTATTGGATAAGTTGAGTGCGACAAATGAAACAATGGAAGGTAGAGAAACTAGTTACTAATGGATTGTGATGTAGATATAGTTCAGTCCGTTGTGGCTTTACTTGCTTAGTCTGAAAGGTGTAGTATTCCTTACACTTGTAACATTGGTTAACAACAGGCACGCCTCCATCATGTGGCGCTCCAGGCTCTATTCGTACAATATGTCCCATTACCTGAGATATCGCAGTTCCACACTTGTAACACCGGAATAGATAGATAGCCTCACTCTTTACGGGGCACAGTGTAACGGTGTGTACTGGTATCTCGGCTACTTGGCTACGAATGAGAACACGCATATATGTATTGTATCAAAGCAGTTACTTTGTGAACTTTTCTAGAGAAATCAAAATTTCCTGGCCGGCATCATTCTTTTGCAGGAAGATGCCAGTCTCTGCACGCTTGTCACCTTGGTTCTCCTTGGCAGCTCCTACTCTACCGTCTAGCCATTTGGTGTGTTTGAACATATACCGCATAGCGTCTCCAGCGTGGTCCTCGCCCTCAGTGTCTACATCCTCAACATTATTCTCATCATGTTGTAATGTAGGTAATGTTTCAATTAAATGCTTACAGTTACTTGTTACTTGCCAATATGGCATCCCATCAGGAGCAAGTGAGAGCCATTGACGCATTACTTGCCATCCGTTCTTCCTATCGTTGTTGGCAGGTTGCATCTTGCGCCACCGCTCATCAGCATCTACAAACTGATCGTGTATCCCCTTACTCATGTCATTCATCTTACGAAAGATGGAAGGGTCAGCCCATACAGCACCTATGTCAGTCAAGGTTAAGTCGTACAGTCTAAGCTTCTCACGTATCTCCTCACTCCACTCCTCAGGACGCTTCTTGATACCGTAGCACTCAAAGAACGTCTTAGCCCTGAAGAATGACTGCTCCTTATAGGTAAGCTTCTCAATAGTTGATAGATAGAATGCAAAAGGCTTTGCGCTTCCCCAGTCCATACCGCCTCGTATGACACAACTTAACGTATTAGGTATGAATGGGTTACATACATGAAGAGCCATGCGCCACTCATCAAAGAACTGTCCGGCGAATAACTCCCACTCTCCCTCTCGCCATGCCTTACCTAAGTCACCTTGTAGACTCTCTAGATATTCTATGTACTCCTTGTTAAGGTAGGGGTTAGACTTATAGGTAGATGGCACGAAACGTGTTATTATCTCCTCACCCTTACGATAAGGGACTACATATCTACTACGTACAAACACATGCCCCACACCTCCAGGGTTGAATGAGGTATACATGCGTGGTCGCCAATTAAGCTTAGATGTACGAAGTGAACCTCTTAGCTTGTTGTACTTGTCCTCGGTAAGTTGGTTAAGTTCCTCAACTATAATGACGTCATACTCTATACCTATGTATTTATCAATGTCGTTCTCATTGTCAAAACCTCCTAGGACTATACGTGAGCCACCGTCAATAGTTAGTATGTGACCAGACTTAGTGTACTTGACTCTACCCCGTAACACTTTAGAAATTAAATCATCAAATGACTCCTTAGCGGCTTTACCTGTTTGACGAAGAAAGAGAGCTTTAAGCCCAGGTACTCGTTTGCAGTCATCAAGCGCAAGTTGTGAGAGTACGGCATGGCTTTTACCTGGTCCTCTTGCACCACCGAGGCCTATATCAACTGGGCCGTTATCAAAGTCGGCTAGACGTGAGGCAGCATGGAACTTCCACTGCCAGGGAAGTGGGATATACCCTACTGATATGAAGTTTTCAGTTTGTTCACGAGGGCAGCCTGCGTCTTTTGCAGTCTGTATACATTTAAGGAGAGCTTCTTCATTCAGTTTTTCCATAAACTTTGTCTAATTGAGGTCCCGCTTGGATGGTGATGGGTTTGTCGTCTGATGTAATGTCTTTCCGTTCAATGAGTCGTTTCTTTAATTTAAGTGCAGTTTCAGTATATTTGTGTCTTACCATAAAATCAGGAACGTCAATGAAGTCCGTAGTGCCACCATTAGCACTTGTTCCTTTTACAGCTGATATGACACGAGTTGCGCCTAATCCTTCTTTAACTTTCTCTTGGAGTAAATTATCAGTTATTCCCCCTTCTTCCATGAAATCTGAATAGTCAAGTTTAGAAAGGTTTTCAGAGCCTATTGACTTAGCCACATCCCTATCCTTGCAATCATATACCCTCATAGCCGCTTCTGTAGCATTACCAAGCTCTATGTAGAGTTTCATCCATTTACGTTGTTTTATCGTTAAGTCCTCGCTCATTTAATATTCTCGTTATAATGTTAGCTAATTGACTTGTTGCGCCTTCCCTAGAAGTCGACAGTATGTCTTGTGTCCCTTCCTTTGAAGCGTTATCAACATAAAAATCGTAGAGTGACATTACTATATGTATAAGTTCGTGAACTATTATCGCATCCAAATTACCAACCTCTATCATTTTGTTTATTGTCACTAGTGCCGTGTAATATCTTGGATCAGCTTTAGTTGAAACGATAGGGCCTGACTTTGGTTCATAGTAGAAAGTTATAGTCCAATTTTGTAATCCAAATAAGTCTTGATAAAACTTAACCCTCTTGCTAAATATATCAGTAAAAGTACTTTCGTTCATAGTAATCATTTCATTATTCCTTTAACTTGATATTTTTTTAATAATTCCCTATGAGCGACCAGTTCAGGGAAGGCATCGAGGCTTTCCTTCATTGCTTCCTTTTCCTCTCTCACCTTCTCAGGTTCTTTCTTGCGTTCCAAGTCGGCAACCGTAGGACGGTGTGTAACTCCAACACCTTTAACAGGTTCCACACCCTTGACTACATTTGATATAGTTTTAACTACTTCCGCTAATTGCTTCTCGTCTTTACCGTTAAGCGTGAGCGAGAGGTTGAGTGTTCCAATCCGTATCTCCATAGCGTTCAAAATGCCAATTGCTAACTTTCGTTTCTTCTTCTTCACATTTCATCTCAGAGTCATGAGCATAATAATTATAGCACTTTGGTAACAAAGCGTATGTTTGTGAGAGTGGCTCGGTGCTTTCCAAATCTACTACTATGGTACAAATGTTCTTGTAGATGTGGAGGACTAAAAGAGGATGACCTGTTATCTTATGTCTGATAATGTCATTCTTATGCCATCTTACTTTTAGGTTTTCTTGCTTTTCTTCCATAGCTATCCTTCTTTATAATACGATTCATTCCACACGTATTTCGCATGTTTTATTTCAGCATCCGTGAAACCTTGCTCTTTGGCTTTCTTGGCTCCGTATCTATCCAAAAACCCTTTATCCAAGACTCCTTTTCTATGGGCAGGTAGTATGTCCTTACCGTGTGCCCTTCTTTGTTCTTTAATATCTTCGCCAACCATTTCGGTTTGCCTATGAGCACGTTGTCTAACGTTACTTTTCCTTTTACAGTTCTCACAAGGTAAGTATCCGTAGTATCCATCTTTAATTGCTTCATTTTTTTTACAGACATAGCATTTCATTTTTTATTTTTATCACTTACTAGTATGTATGGTTCAGCAAACCATAAATCAATTTTTTCTATCTTCAATTCTCCTCTTGATAGCTTAGCTAAAACCTCATTTATAGAAGGTTCTTCTTTTACATCTCCTTTATCGTAAACTATATGACAATTAAATCCTATTTTCATTTTGTTTTAGCCTCCTTAATTTCAGGCACAACAATTGCGCCACATGTGGAAATTTGTATGCTTACGCTTATGGCATTGCGAATAGCGTTTATCGCTACCTCAGCAGGATCTACTATTCCAGCTTCTATCATGTCTTTGAATTTACCGTCAGTAACGTCAAAACCAGTATTCTTTAACATGGTAGTTAAATGAGTCTGAAATAATTGTGCCAATATCTCTCCCCCGTCATATCCAGCATTACTAACCAACTTCTTAAATGGACGTTTGAGAGCCTCTATAAGTATTTTCTCACCTAAGTCTTTACCTTTAAGAATAGTGAGAGCGTTAAGGAATATCGTTTCTCCTCCAGGTATTACGCCTTTGCGCATGGCAGAACGTAACGCACATACAGCGTCAATGACCCGTTCACGCCGTTCCTTCATTTCTACCTCAGTCATTCCGCCCACATTAATAACAGCGATACCACTTGAGAGCTTGCCAAGACTAGCCTTCA